ATTCTGCTATTGGCGGTCAAATTAGTGATACGCCTGAAAACTTGCGCCGTGTTGCCGATCTGTCTGAGCGTGTTGCACTCGCTACGCACGCCAAGGGAAGCCAAGTTCTATCGCGCTGGCAGCAAAACCCTGCACTCAAGAATGTGGCCCAAGACATGACTATTGACCCGCTACCGCAAGTACAGGGCATGCCTGAGCCATCCGCATTCGCAGCAGAAATGGTACGCCGGGGATTGAAATAATGGATCTATCCAAACTATCAGATGCTGATCTTGTAGCCCTACACCGTGGGGACTTGTCCAAAGTCTCCGATGTTGGCCTGCGAATGCTTACCAATAGCGCAGCGCCAGCAGCGCCAGCACCTGCAATGAATGTTGACCCTACAGAGGATATGTCAATATTTGAGAAGATGGCTGCTGGTGCTGGTAAAGCAGTCTATGACATAGGGCGCGGTGCTGGTCAGATGCTAGGTCTTGTCTCTGATAAAGACATAGCAAAAGCCCGTGAACTAGATGCTCCATTGATGGCTACTAAGTCAGGAGTAGCTGGCAATATTCTTGGGAACATTCTTACATCAGTTCCTGCAATGATGATTCCCGGAGGCCAAGGGGCAGCTGGCGCAGCCCTCACTGGTGCTGGCATGGCTGCACTGCAACCGACTACAGCCGATGAAAGTCGCCTAAAGAATATGGCGCTGGGTGGCGCTATGGGCGCTGCACTCCCTGCTGCTGTATCGGGCCTGAAAGCAGCTAAAGCAGCTTTATACGACCCTCTGGCAGGCCAAGAGCGCATCATAGGCGGTGCGCTTAACCGGGCGGCTGGCAGTGATGCTGCAACGCTTGCACAGGCGCTTAGAGGCAAGAGCGCAGCAACACCAGGTGTGCGCCTATCCGCAGGTCAGGTAGGTGGCAGTGAGGGCCTGTCAGCCCTTGAGGATGCCATTACATCGGCTTTGCCAAGTGGTGAGCTTGCACGCGCTGGACGTTCTAACCGTGCTGCATTGGCAGATGCATTGCGCGGCGTAGCTAAGACGCCTGAGGATATGGCGGCTGCAATGTCTGCTCGGGAGTCTGCGTCTGGCAATCTATATAACCAAGCTCGTGCGCAAGGCGTGGATATGGCATCACTAGCGCCAGAGGCACAGGCTAATATTGCATCATTCCAGCAACGTGTTCCAGAGGATATATTGGCTCGTGCCAAAGAGCTTGCAAAGATTAACGGTACGCCTATGGATAATGAATCTTCTATCCAGGGCATGCATTGGGTGAAGAAGGCAATTGATAGCAAGATTGGACAAGCTGTTTCTTCTGGTGATAAAGAAATGGCTCGCGCTTATCAAGGCTTGCAGAATGACTTGGTGCAAGGCATGGGTGAGATTAGTCCACTATATGATGCTGCCCGCACCACGCATGCACAGATGAGTAAACCCATCAACCAGATGCAGGTAGGCCAGTCGCTTGCACAGAAGCTGATACCCGCTACGGCTGGTGATATTCCTGAGTCGCTGAATTATGCAAGCCTAGCAAAGGCTATGCAAAATCCTGATAGGTTGGCGCAGCAAGCAACTGGCTTTAGTGGTGCGAAGATGGCTAATGTGCTGTCACCAGAGCAAATGGCTACGGTGCAAGGCGTTACCTCAGATGCTAGCCAAATAGCAGAGGCTTTGAAGCGTGGAATGGGCACTGGCTCTCCAACTGCTAGGCGTCTTGCTGGTGGTGAAATGCTAGCGCAGCACTTCGCTCAAGAAGCGCCAATTACATCTAAACTGCTATCAATTGCTGGTTACATACCAGGCCTTGGAGTAATGGGCAAAGGAATTTCTTTGGCCGCATCAGTTGTTGGCAATAAGGTGCAGGCGCAAATGCTTGGGAAGCTGGACGATATGCTTGCCAATAATCCTCAGCAGGTTGCAAAACTTATCGAGGTGGAGCTTTCAAGAATTGAGCCAAGCGCACGGCAACAGATTATTCGTGCTTTGCCCCAGCAAGTAGCAGCCTCTCTACCTGCATCCTTCTTGTCCTCAGTAGCGGCTACCAACGCGGCGCAATAAAATGTTCTTCAATTTGCATTCAGGCATCCAACGAATGAATGCAAATCTTACGCATAAAAGTAGCGTAAAAAATGCCAATAGAACCAATGGTTTGATTAAAATGGCAATCATCATGGATGTGTTTTCGGACATGTTTTTAAGGGATAAAAATGGCTCGTAATGGTTCTGGAACATACTCGCTACCGGCTGGCAATCCAGTAACCGGAGGCACGACAATTAGCTCTACATGGGCTAATAATACACTCTCTGATATTGGAACAGCATTAACTGGATCTTTGGCAAAAGATGGGCAGACTGTTCCAACAAACAATTTGCCTATGGGCGGATTCAAGCTTACCGGCCTTGCCGCTGGATCTGCTAACGGTGAGTCCGTAAGGTTTGAACAATTGCCTACGTTGGCAAGCCTTGGCGCTGCTGCATCTGGTGCGAATGCCGACATATCAGCACTCAACTTTGCCGGTGGTGTCACCACTACGACCCAAGCCCCTGGTGACAACAGTACGAAAGTCGCCACTACGGCTTTCGTTCAAGCGGCTACACCTCAAATACAGCCTATATCAGCATCGGTAAATGCCAACGCGCTGACCATCACGGCATCTGCACTGACATTAGATTTTCGCAGCGCCACGCTTGGTAGCGGGACAGTAACACGGGTAACGGGTACACCTGCCAGCTTGGTAGTCCCATCTACAGCGACTCTTGGCACTTTCTCTGCAACGCAATCGCGCTTGGCGGTGCTGGCCTTGAATAACGCCGGAACCGTGGAATTGGCGGTGGTCAACATCGCAGGCGGTAATGACTTGACCGAGACCGGCTTGATCAGCACTACAGCTATTTCTGCTGCTGCAACGTCCGCTTCTGTGGTGTATTCAACCACCGCACGTACCAACGTTGCTTACCGTGTAATCGGCTACGTGGAAAGTACACAGGCTACGGCGGGCACATGGACCACTGCACCTAGCACAATCCAAGGATACGGTGGGCAAGCGTTGGCGGCTATGTCCTCGCTGGGGTATGGGCAGACTTGGCAAGATGTGACTGCATCTCGTGTTCTTGGAACAACGTATTTCAATACAACCGGCAAGCCAATATTTATAAAGGCCAGTAGCACTGGTACTACAAGTTCAGCAATAACCATTGTTGTAGGTGGTGTGACTATGCCGCAATGGACTGTGAACAGTGCGTCATTGGCAATTGCAAACGATTCTTCAATTGTTCCTCCTGGTGCTTCGTATTCAATCACCATGACAACTGGGACACTTAACAAATGGGTCGAACTTCGCTAAGGGGAAATCATGCACTACAAAGACCAATCCAACGCGCTGTACTTTCTCGACTCTGCTGAGTTCGAGCACCTTCTTCCCGCTGGCTGTGTGCAAATCACTGATGCAGAAGCAGAAGCCTTAAAGCCCGTTCACACACCAACAGTCGCAGAAAAACTCGCAGCCTTGGACGCAGCCAACGCACTTACCCAGCGCAACCTGCGCGAGACGGTGATGCTGATGTCTGAGGCGTTCAAGCAGATCACAGGTGGTGCTGTCAATCTGACTGCCATCCCAGGTGTAGCAAAGGTCTACGAGGTCGAGGCTCAGGCCGCAGCACTCAGGGCGCAACTGTGATCGACCTGCTGATTGTCCTACTGGTGCCTGCGCTGAGATTCCTGAAAAACCCAGGTAAATATTGGTATTTCAGTTTTTTACCAATTCCAGCGCTGATTCTGGACATTGCCATAGCTCACACCACATGGGCGCTTATTGCTGGTATGCCTCGCAAGGGTGAGGTCACAGTAAGTGACACTTTGGAGCGCCTGTGCAGAGACACTACTCACCCCGATCACGCTTTATTCTTGCAGATAGCATTGAAAATCAACCGGGCTGCTGGTTTTGTACACATAAAGGCATGTAGTGATGACTGACTCGATTGCACCAGAAAATGAACGGCGCGTACAACTTCGCCGGGCGCAAGACACCACTGATAATGAAAGTTTGACCCATTGGACATTCAAGAAAGAGATACAGCTAGGGCATGTATTCACTACGCTAACCGTGGCGTTCTCATGCTTCATGTATGTCAACAAGATCGAAGGTAGACTTTCATTGGTGGAGCAGCAAACATCTACCATGCAACTCGCTCAGCGTGACCGGGATGACCGGCAAGACAAAAATACTGCTGAACTAATTGGGCTTCTACGCCAGCAGCTTGACCGCCTCGAGATCAAGATTGATCGAATTTCGGAGAAACGGCCATGAAAATCGACGTAGTGCGAAACCTTTGCAGTGACATCTGCACCATTGGTGACCTGTTCATCGACGGCCTGTTTACGTGCTACACACTGGAGGACGTAGTGCGTCCATCCAGTGAACCTAAAGTTTTTGGAGAAACGGCAATCCCTTATGGTACATATTCCGTGGTGGTTACTTTTAGCCCTCATTTTCAACGTGATCTTCCTTTGCTTGTTGGTGTACCAGGTTTCTCGGGTGTACGAATCCATCCTGGAAATACAGTTGCCGACACGGAAGGATGTTTACTACTCGGACTTGGAAAGACAAGTAACTCCGTTACCCAATCCGTGGCAGCATTCAACATCGTTTTCCCCCAAATACGGGATGCCCTCCAGCGCGGTGAAGAGGTCTGGATCAGCTACAAATAACGTCAGGTGGGAGGATTTATGAATTTCACTAGCCTTGGCGGTCGCCGATTCATCATCACGCTAGGTGCTGGTGTAGCTACAACATTCCTGCAGTACACCGGCCACCTTGACCCGGCCGGAAGCACATACGCTTTGGTGACTGCAGCCACAGTGGGCGCGTACATTGCTGGTGGCACTATGGACAACAAATACGGGGTAACCAAGCCATGAGCCTTCTTCTTAACTGGCGTATATGGATTCTGGTGTTCCTAGCCCTCGGTGAAGTCGCCTTCGGTTGGAAGATGTACAAAATGGGCGGTAATTCTGTACAGGTCGAGTTTGACATGTATAAAAATCAGCAAGTTTTAGACACGTTGGCTGCTGAGAAAGCCGCACGCGCCAAAGAGCAGTCCCTGCAAGTCGCTAACCGTAAAGTGAGTGAAAACTATGAATCCCTCAAAACTGCTACTGCCACTGCTGTGGGCGCTCTTGACGCTGAGCGCCTGCGCCTGCAAGCCGCCCTTGCCTCCGGTTCAGCCTCCGGTGATACCTCAGCCGCCCCCGGAGCTGATGGTTCCCCCAAAGACTACATCCTTAGCCGATGCCTTGAGCGATATGAAGCGGTGGCGCGAGATGCTGCAACCATCGCAGACAAAGCCCTAGGCTTGCAGGACTACATTAGAAATGTGGTTCCTAAGTAGACTTCTTCATTGGGTTTCTGGCTAGCATTAGATCAGGCCCAAGGTACTTGGAGCTTCCTTCAAACATTGCTGGCGCACGCTTTGAGCGAATAGATAAAGCAAGGTTCCTGCGTGTTGCGTCTTCTCCAAAAGCCAAGTTTCCTTTGGCTTTGGTTGTAAAAATAGAAGGCTGACCCTTCCAGTCGAATGCGTTTTTCATAGTGAAGCTGCGTAGTTGAATATTGAATTAGCCACGATCCTGAAGCGGCGTGGTGTAGGAGTTAGATCACGTCCATCACTATGCTCTGCAAGCAGAGCTACCCCTTTAGGTGTGATGGTGTAATGGCGAACCATAACTGTACGGGTGCACTCATAAGGCTTGCCGAACTTGCTGAGGCCATGGCTTGTGATCTGCGTGGGTCGAGCCTCGCAATGCAGTAGGCCGTCAGCGGTGTATCGCTTGAGAATGTTCTGCGCAGACTGCGGCATCTGGCGTAGATCGTCGGCCACTTCGGCCCAGGTAACGGGGTCTGGCTGGGAAGCGAACCATGCCAAGTTGCGCAGGGTGTTGGTCTGTATGCGTTTCATGGCTTGATACCGTGGGCGGCTTCTATGGCGCGGGCAATAGCATGTGGGTATTCGCCCTGGTAGACCGTGATACTGTCCACGATATGGGCAATCTGCGCGTCCGTCAGCGGCTTTGCTTGGGGTGCGGCGGCGCGATACTTCCATGCCGCCCACTGGTCGCCGCATAGCTTGCTTCCAAGCGGGTCGCGCTCATAGTTGAATGCGTTTTCGACGTACCACTGCTCAAAGGCTGCGCGCTCGGCGTCTTTCTGGTCTGGCGTCAATTTTCCCGGCTCCTGCACTGGCGCTGTTTGGAGTGCAGCGGCTTCTGCTGCCTTGGCGCGCTCAGCCCACTCATGGACCACATCAAGCCATCCCTGATGACGAACGCATGTAGCCACGCGGTTATCGTCAGCATCCCACCGGCAAGCGCATCCGGTCACCGGCTCCTGCACTGGCTCAACCGTCAAGGATTCCTTGACAGTTCCCTCAGTAGTCAAGGATTCCTTTACAACTGGCTCGGCCTTTGGCTGCGCGAAATTAAGGTGAGTAACGCCAGCCTTCTTCGCCTCGGACAGAAACTGCTTGAGCAGTGTGCCATCTGCTGGCTCGGCCTTTGGCTGCGGGTGGGTGTAGAGCTGATGCGTGCCTTCTGGCAGTTCGCCGAAACAATCTACATCGTGGTTTGTTAAATGACCTTTGTGATTCCAAACGGTTATGGTAGCCACCGGCTCCCCCGCTTCCATCTCCGCAATCACAGAGCGCAGGTCTTCCATCGCTTCAAAGTGGTAGTCAAAATCAACGGGCAGATGCTCTCCGTTTTTTTGCAGAGCCGCCAGCGCGGCCTTCAGTTTGATGATGGTGGTCATAGTATTCCAAGGAATGTAAAAAATATCGCAGTGCCAAAGACGTAGGCGGCGTCTTCGTGCCCAGTAATAGCGCAAGCGGTCGCACCGGCGATTAGCGCAACGATTACCGCCACCCGCATCCATGCGCTGTGCTGTTCGTCTGTCATTTGCTCTCCAGTGCTGCAGTGATGGCGGCTTTAGCTTCTGCGTACAGCTTATCGGCCTTGAATGTTGTGCTGCTGTAGCGCAGTTCCTCCAAAGCCTCCAGCGCCTGTTGCGCGGCTGATCGGAGGGTGTTGATCTGCATTTGCAGTTCGCACTGGTTGCACAGGTTCTCTTTCTGGTCGGCCTTCCATCCTTCAATCTCCGTATCCCGCTCTGCCAACGCGGTGCGCAGCTCGGTGAGTTCGATCAACACGTGACGCCGCCCGTCTTTCAGGGTCTTGATGTGTTTGACTTTCATGTCTTGCTCTCCAGTGCGGCGGTGAGGGTGGTGATGGCAATAACCGCCTTATCTGTCAGTCCCATTCCAGACAAGCTTGCAATAGCCTCCAGCGCCTGTTGCGCAGCGGTGCGCAGCTCGGTGAGTTCGGCAAAGAGTTTTCTTGCTTCATCACTGTACTGTTCAATCACCTTGTCCTTGTGTGCTACATCAGCACGCAGTTCTTTGCAGGTGTCTCGCAGCTCACCAATCGTTTCTTCTTGGTTATTGAAGTTTGTATCTTCATCAAATGTGCTGTGCATTATTTGGTTTCCTTAAGGGCTGCGGTAAGAATTTCAAAGGCGGCGCGTGGCTTGCCCGGCCATCCTTTCAGCGCATTCAGCGCCTGCTGTGCAGCGGACTCCAGTTCACTGCAATACTTCTCAAGCTCTCTGGCGTAGCTAACAAAGCTGTTGTACTCGTGCTCTATTGGGCGTTTCATTTGGTTTCCTTAAGGGCTGCGAGTTCGACCCGCATGTCATCAATCCAGCCATCAGGTCCATTGGCTCGAAGCCATGACTTGATGACAGTGTTCAGCCGATCAATCTCCGCATCCTTCTCCGCGCACACCTTTGCTGCGTGGGCGTGCATTTGGTCGGCGGTGTAATAGGCCACCTCGTGAAGAACGGTAACTGTCGCCGGCTCCGGCAGCGGTACGGTGTTTTGTGTCATATCAAAGTCCTTCGTCGGCCAGTGCTTCGGCCAAGATTAAAAGAAACAGGGAGCGGTGAATGCTGGCGGCGCTCAGTATCCATCTAGGCTCGATACTGTACGGTGTAACCCCGGCGAGGGTGTCGTAGAGCATGTCACCGCGCGGGCTGTCTTCGCTGTCTGCCATCCCCCGCAGCGCCGTGCTGATCGACCCGTACTGCAGGTTCTTATCATCGGGGTGGATGCGGAGTTCATCATCAAGACCCCACTGGATAGCAACGGTTTCCCACCAGATAGTCCCTGACAAAGATTCTTGTTGGCGCTGAACCCGCGCGCCGCGTGCTGCGGCAAACAAAAGTCTAGACATTCTCGGTTCTCCTGTGCGTGTGGTGTATGACCTCGGCGGCGTGTCTTGCAGCTACAGCTTCGGCCTTCGTCTTAAACGAACCAAGTACCGTTCGCACTCCGTCAACCTCTATCTGGGCTTTCCAGTTTCTTGAAGATGCCACTTGCGATACACCCTTAGTGCCGGATGTATTTGCAGCGCTACGCTTACTGTTTTGCTGGTTCTGTGACAGAGTTACCTGTCTCAGGTTTGCAATGCAGTTGTCTGTACGCGTTCCATTTCTGTGGTCGATTGCTGTATCAGGCCACTCGTCATAAACGTAGAGCCACGCAAGGCGGTGCGCAAGGTAGACTGACTTGTCTATGCAGATGGCAAGGTATCCGTCTGTATTAACTGACCCTGCCACTGCCCCGGCCTTAGTCCTAGAGCGTGACTCGTACCACGTAAAAACTCCTGTTTCCTCGTTGTAATGCATCAGTCTCCGAAGGCGTTCTGCTGGCAGACTGTCCTGCTTCGCTCGACCTATTTTTAGGCGGCTCATAGTGTTAGGTCCTTGTAGCGTGCGCGTATAGCGGTTCCCAACACGCTGTAGTAGCTGTCGGTCAGGTACTCAGGGTTAGTCATCACGTACTCCAGCAATTGCAGAATGGTGAAGGTCTGGATGCGCTTGGCTTCTTGTAGGTCGCTCATTGCTTCGCTCCTATAACGGCCAACGCAACGGCCTTTCGCGGGGTGTCTGCAAACACAGCAATACGATCTCCGCACCGGCTATACCACTCACCACCCATACCTTGCGGAAAGCACTTGTACCACTCCGCAATCGGGCCTATTACGTTCCAGTCTCGGTAGTCGAATATTCCTTCATGTAATTCTTCAGCTTTCAAGCCAACCCATAGTTGGCCGTGTTTATCTACCCATAGGTCATCCCACCCAATCGCCAATGCGAGGGCTTTGCTGATTTCGAGGTCGGTCATTTAACACTCCAAAAGCCAAGCGCCATGATGACAGCCAAGATACCAACGCCAGCTAGCATGTTTCGCAGCAATCCAAAAACACCATCCAACGTGATGGCTGTAAGGTTATCGACAGACTCACGCGCAGGACAGTCTTTACCCTGGTGGCATTCGCCATAATCATTGCAGCAGTTCATACAACACCCCATAACATCATGCCGATAAAGGCAGTGACACAAAAAATACAGCCAGAAATAACCACAATGTCCTGCCAGTCCATAGGTCGAATTTGATCTTCAATGGGGCCAGTAGCATACGGGCCAAAGGCTTCGTTCATAGTCCTTGGGAATTTACGTGTTGTCATTTCTAATCCTTTGTTCAAGTAATAGTGCATCCAGTGTGATAGCTCTCAGTGCATTCAATGCGCTCTCAACGTCATATGCAGCATCTAAGTTGGCTAGTACATCCTCTTTGAAGTTCTCCAGCTTGGTGAAAATTGTCTGCGTTACCATGACGTTGATTCCTGCTTGGCCTCATAAAGCTCCTGGCCTCGATCAAATTCATTGTCAAACTTTACAGAGGCAATACGCTCTTTGAGATTGTCAATGCATTGGCACAAGAAGTCGCAATACTTGATGTAACTCACTGTCGGAGTAATGATCTTGCCCTGGTAGATCACTTCACATTCGTTTACATCACCATCATCATCAGGCTCATACTCGATGACCACATCGGCATCATTTAAAGTTGTTTTGAAGTTCATTTCTGTCCTTTGGCGTTGTTGATGGCTGAATTCTGAACCTGTTTCAAAAAATTTCTACTAGGGAAAACCCTAATACGATCCGAATGCATACAGTGGTATGGTTGCAGCCTCAACAACAAGGAGTAGGTATGGAATATGAAGAGTTAGAGACTGAATAAGTGGCACAAACAAATTATTCAAAAGCATTCGGAAAGGCTCATCGATCAGACAAAACCCTAGATCGTAGTGAATACCTTAGCCGCGCTCGTTCTATGGCCCTTCGGGGTCAAGAATTGCCACAAACAAAGCTACTTGATATAGATGTAGTGAGCATTCGCAGTGCTGCAAGGCAACGTGATGCTCTGCGCAAGCATATCAAGGATAATCTAAGTAATGAAGCGCTTGCCAAGCAATACAGCGTTCATATCCGCACCATAGAGAAGGTGCTTCAATACAATTCTTGGAGCCACATACCATGAGCTACGCAAACATCGAAATGAAAGTTGTCCAATGGGGTGAAGCCCGTGGCATTGTCCAAAACTCTAACAACATGGCGCAAGCCATTAAGACGTTAGAGGAAGTTGGCGAACTGCTTGAGGCTATCCACAAGGGCGACAAAGAAGCTCAGAAAGACGCATATGGCGATATCCTGGTGACATTGATCATCGGCTGCTCCACTGCTGATTTTGACCTTGTAGAGTGCCTGGGCCTTGCCTATGACCAGATCAAGGATAGAAAAGGCTACTTAGACTCCAGTGGCGTCTTTGTGAAGCAAGCATAAGAAAAGGCCCCTCGGGGCCTTTTTTAATTGAAGCTAAGTATGCGATTCTTTGCTTCCTCAAAACCTTTGCAGACTATAGCCGTTTGGCCTATGTCATTCAGGTACTTAATCCAGTCCTTTTGATCTTGTGAGACCGTTCCGCCTTTAGTGCGTTTCATCTCTATCCATAGCTTCCATTCTGGGATAAACAGGTCAGGCACTCCCGCGCTAACGCCAGTGGCCTTAAGCAATGCAGCTTGGCTGGCGCTACGATAGCCTCCGTTAGGAATGGCAAAGATTCGAACATCAGGATAGCTACGGCGGAACCATTGGACAAAGAGCATTTGCTCTTCGTCCTCCGTGGGTATGCGTTCGGTGCTCAAAACGGTATTTCCATAGCCCAGTCCAAGCATGCATCTGCAAGGGCTGTAAAGTCATCAGGCGGTGTCATTCCATGATGCTCACACTCGCCGTCTATGGAGTAATGCTCGCATGTATGGCAGCACTTAGGCGTTGCAGATTGCTTGCGCCACTCGGTTACAAAATCTGGTTCTGGTGTTCTCATACCCAACTCCTATTCAAAATACGTGCAAACTTACCATCCATCTTGTACTCGATGGTAGATGGTGGCTTTCCTAGGTTCATGGCGTTTGCCATGTCTTCCAGATCCGCTGCGGCATAGTCCAGAGCTGCGGATGCGTTATGGGCTATCTGAGCCAACTCGACGCGGGCGCTTTGACCTGCAAAACCATCGTGCATGATGGCATGATAACTGGTAATGGGCTTATCTGACAGCCCGCCATAGTATGTGCATGCAAGCATCTCCTTGCCGCTTGCTTTGCTTACATGCTTGCGCCACATCCATTCTGACACTTCAAGGTCTTTACCCTCAACACCCATAATGTCGTCATTGCGCAGCGTATAGGGCTTCTCTTGTGGCGGTGGGAACTGGAAGCCACAAGCTGGGCATTCTTTGGCACTGATATGCACGAGTTCATTGCACTGGTCGCACAGCTTTACTGGCGGTGGCCCAGGCTCTGAACTTCCCCTACGTGGTGGCTGGACTGCGGTGATGGGGCCATGAGTCTCCACCACGCCAGCGAAGTCTAGGACTAGGCAATGGTCGGTATGCTCTTTGATGCGCAATCCGCGCCCTGCCATCTGTACATACATGCTTGCACTCATTGTGGGGCGCAGCATGGCTATCAGATCGATGTTAGGCGCGTCGAATCCTACGCAAAGTACATTTGCATTAGTTAGCGCCTTGATGCGCCCTGCCCTAAATTCAGCAATCATTCTGGCGCGTTCGCTTTTACTGGTGTTGCCCGTCACACATTCAGCGGTGATACCCTGATCACGCAAGGCCTGTGCGATATGCTCGGAGTGCTGTACGCCAGCACAAAAGAATAGCCAAGAGCGCCTATCTCCTGCCAGGGCGATAACCTCAGCGACTACCGCATGGTTCTTATCATCCTTGTCTACCGCTGCCTGTAGCTCTGACTCGATATACTCTCCACCACGTTTATGCACGCCATCAGTCGATAGCTTTGACTTTGTGAGCTTGCTACGCAGCGTTGCAAGATGGCCTTTGTAGACTAGCTCCTCAATGCTCACAGGCTCTATTAGTGCGTCAAATAGTGCTGGCTTATCGGTGATTAAGCCGTGGCCCAATCTGTAAGGAGTAGCTGTAAGGCCAATCACGCGCAGTGCAGGGTTAATGGCTTTCAATGAGGCAAGCAATGTCCGGTACCCGCCTTCATCTTTATGGCTGACAAGGTGGCATTCATCAATCAGCACCAGATCAACATGACCTAGCTCTACGGCTTTGGTACGCACTGACTGGATGCCCGCAAAGGTGATAGGCTCGCCAAGCTGCTTGCGGCCAATGCTGGCGCTGTAGATGCCCATTGGCGCACCAGGCCAATGCTGGCGCATTTTCTCTGCATTCTGCTCGATCAGCTCCTTTACATGCGTGAGCATGAGAATGCGTGTCTCAGGCCATGATTGCAAGGCATCCTTACACAGTGCTGCGATGATATGGGACTTGCCCGCACCAGTCGGCAGCACCATGCAAGGGTTGCCCTCATTAGCCTCGAACCAAGCGTATAGCTGGTCTATGCTGCGTTGTTGGTAGTCACGTAGCATATTCACCCAACTACCCTCCCATTCCATTGCTTACGCAAGTCTTGCAATTGCTTCCATTCACCAGTAGCGCATGCTGCGGCATTAGCTAGTAGCTCCTTGCTGCTGTACACGCCTTCTCCTGGTTCTCCATTGGCAACATCTTGTCCATTCACCTCATAGATAGCTACAAAGTCAATAGCGCTTTCTTTTCGCTTCCAAGGCACTAGATCAGGGTGAATAACATGGGCCTCACATCCGTCATGCTGTGCGCTTGTCGGTACAACATCCTCCCACTTTGCACAATGCCAAGTGCTATCAGACAATGGGGTAGCGTTAGCGCAGGTACGGCAATTCACCTCTTTGACTATGTGTGTAGAGTGGCAAAACTCTTTGGCTTGGCAATAGCTGCACTGATACCATGAAGGGTCTGTACTGATGGGTGGAGGCATCCGATCAGCCAATGTGATCCGGTGGCCACGGTAAACATACTTCTCAGCAAACGCCTTGTCGTACTTCACCCGTTCGGTGTAAATATGGTCGTCATCCTTGCACACTGCCAAGTACAAGGCGCGGTCAATGTTTGTCCCATGCATGTAAAGCTGCATTTGCACGTAATGCTCAGGCTTGGATGCCTGGACGCCTTTGGATGAAACATCCTTGAATGACTTTAGGCTATGGGTCTTGAACTCTGCAATATGGCGTGCTTTTGGTGCTTCCGGGACACCCTTCTCAATGATGCCGTCAATGCTGCCACTCACATGAGACCCAAAGTCCACCCGTGCCTGGTTGCCGTCAATGGTGCCAGTGATATGGATGCCAATCATTCGCAGGTCAGAAATGATCTGCGCCTCTTCATTATTCCCACGGCGGAACACTCGCAAGATTCGTCCGGGGAAGCCTTGCTTGATTGCCCAGCGGAATGACAACCACAGCCAACGGTCACAGGGGTGACCCAGCGCAGAGCATCCCAGGTGTGCACGGCCTTTCCCTAATTCTTTGGCCTCATGAGCTTTGTCAATTAGCGAAGCTATGGTATCCTCACGTTCGGGTATCTTCATGCCCGTTCTCCTTGGTTGTGTATGTTGATTTGCCCTAGCTCAAAAGGCTAGGGCATTTTTTTGGATGACTTATTTTTCATGGCGATTCCGCCTGCAAGACTTGCAGCTTTTAGCTGTGCCTTTGCTTCTGGGGATTGCATCCTAAGCTTTGCGGCTTGTCTCATTTTTTTCAACGTTTCTTCTGAATATTTTTTTCCTGAATGTGACTGAGACATTTTTTTTCGTGTTTCTTCATTTGCTTTTTTCCCAAAATTTGCCTGCCTTATTTTTTCTTTTGTCTGATCGATTAAGTTTTTTCCAGTCAATGCAATAGAGATTTTTTTCCTTGTTTCTTGGCTTCGATTGCGTGCCATTAAAGAAGCTAATTCTCTTTCCTCTGGATTTTCATATCTCTTTTTTTGCGCTTGACTTATTTTTTTTGCAACATCTTTGTTAAGCGCAGGAGATTTTTGTCCGCCATCAAGCAAGTTGTATCCATTTGGTGCAATGGTGCGGTAGAGCTTGATTGCATCAATTTCTGCTTGGTACAAAGCATCACCAAAAAGATGTTGCAAAATTTCTATAGCAGGCTCTCCGTACTTTGACCAAGCTAGATAAATGGGCAATTTGCTTCCTCGTTTAGCTTGGTATCTATGCTGTCCAAGCCTACGACTCATATACTCATTTTCCGTTATGCCAATGTATTTTTTTCCATTAGAAAACGTCAACTGATACAAAATGCCCATTTGATTTTTACTTTCTATTTGCCCATGGAGGAGCAGATTTCGCTGCTGCAACCGGCGTTGTTGATACAGATGGAGAGATGGCTACTGACCCAGCTACTGATTTATAACCCTTCACTTCATTCCCATCTCCGTATTGTTCAGATTTAGAAATGGTGATTTTTATACTTAAAGTTCCGCCAATAAGCTGGTCTGTATCCGTCACTCTAGATAAACCTATCGCTCTCATTAAATTACCAAGCTCCATTCTACCAATCTCCTCCGCCTTTGGGTTCGGATTCTTGATGTTCAGATTAGCGAAGATCACCCGGCCTTGATGCGTGGGGCCAGTGATGTCATAGCGCACAGCGATGTATTCGCCAGTGCCTGCTTTAGTCTTCTTGATTTCAGCGCCAGTGATGCTAGCGGTGTACCATCCATCGGGCAGTGGGTCAAAGTTGCGTTCAGACTTGGGGAGGCTGTCAACGTCGAATGATTCAGTGAGAAATGCCATTTAAGTTACTCCTTGGGTTGCTGGGAAAGTGAATTCTTCAGTGCGTAGCCCATGAGTGGCCAGAGAGCATTCTTTGAGTTCTCAAATGCCACCTTCTTGCCAATCTCTTCGTCATCATTCTCAGGAGACACAGAAACCGATGGATTGCCAACTACGGCATATCCACTCTTTGTTGTCAATACGGCCCAACGCAGGACCTGCCCGCCATGAGATATGTGCTTCACGATTTCGACATCAGTTATATTGTTATTCAAGTCCTGAGGCGTGACGCTAGGAGCAGTCAAACCTTTGGCTTGAATTTCCTGCTCAAT